GTCTTGACGCTGAAACAGAATTGTCTAACATTCTGTCTACAGAAATTCTTGCTGAAATTAACCGTGAAGTTATCCGTACAGTTTACACAACTGCTAAAATCGGTGCTCAATACGGTACAACAACAGCTGGTTACTTCGACTTAGATACTGACTCTAACGGTCGTTGGTCTGTTGAACGTTTCAAAGGTTTGATTTTCCAAATCGAACGTGATGCTAACGTTATTGCAAAACAAACTCGTAGAGGCAAAGGTAACGTTCTGATTGTTTCTTCAGACGTTGCTTCTGCTATGGCTATGGCTGGCGTGTTGTCTTACACACCATCTCTACAAGCTGACCTACAAGTTGACGATACTGGTAACACCTTTGCAGGTATGTTGCACGGTCGTATCAAAGTGTACATCGATCCATATTATGGTGGTTACACATCTAACCAAGAATTGGTTACAGTTGGTTATAAAGGTTCTTCACCTTATGACGCTGGTTTGTTCTACTGCCCATACGTTCCTCTACAAATGGTTCGTGCGGTTGACCAGTTCACCTTCCAACCAAAAATTGGTTTCAAAACCCGTTACGGTATGGTTGCAAACCCATTTGCAGAAGGTCTAACAGCAGGCAACGGTCGTCTAGATGCACAATCTAACGTTTACTACCGTTTGTTTGCCGTGAAAAACTTGATGTAATCAAGAAACCACCGCAGAGTGGTACTTAAAAGGGAGCTTCGGCTCCCTTTTTTTTATGCCTGTAATATTTTCGAAATAATGTTCCTACCTAAATATAACTGTGGGTAGTTCCACAACACTTTATAAAGGAGTTATTATGTCTACAGTAGTCGTTACCGTTGTTTCTCAAGAACAACAATTCCCGGCCGGTACCCAAACCGCAGGTATCAAAGTATCTTTGGCTGGTGCACCAGACCAAACTTTAACCGCAGCACCTTATGTTGCAACATTTGAGAATGTTGGACCAGGTGAATTTGCTATCACAGCACAAACAGTTGATACATCTGGAAATGCATTAGGTGCAGCAGTTACTGGTTCAGTAACAATTGCCGCTCCAGCACCTGCACCAGAAACAGCACCTGCTCCAGCGGCAGACGCAGCTGCAGCAGTTGTTGCAGCACCAGCAGCAACACCAGAAGCTGCACAAGCAGCAGTTGAAGCAGTAGTTGCCGCATCTCCAGCAGCAGCTGATCCTGCCGCAGCAGCAGTTGTTACCGCCGTAGCAACAGCACAAGCCGCAGCACCAGCGGTTGATGAACCAACAGCAGCCGCAGCAGTTACTGCCGCAGTTGCAGCGGTTGCATCAGCACCAGCAGAAACAGTTACAAGTCCTGAAGCCGTTACAGCAGCAGTTGTTGCAGCAGTTGCCGCAGCACCAGCAGTAACTCCTGAAGCGACCGAAGCCGCAACACAAGCAGTTGCAGCAGTCGTAACAGCAGCTACAGGTACTGCACCAACACCAGAAACCACAGCAGCAATCGCTGCAGCAGTTGCAGCAGCACCAGCTCCTGCACCAGCACCTGAAGTTTCTGTTGATGTTCCAGCATCTTTGACTGTTGAAGTTAAATAATATGTCACACTATATTATGGAATTACTCGAAAAAGCATTAACAAAAATGCTAAACAAGTTCTTCAAAAAACCAGTAATGGTTGATGTTCCTGTGTCTTTTACAACACAGATTAAGTAAATAAGAACCGCCTTCGGGCGGTTTTTTGTTGTCCTAAATAGAGGTATGACAGCATTAAACAGAACACCCTCTAATACCAACTTTTTACAACCGTCAAAGTTCATCTTGGCTTTCAACAGATTGCCAACGGTTCAGTATTTTTGCCAAGAAGCAAATCTTCCTGGTGTGTCTGTTGGTGGTTCAGAATTTAACACTCCCTTTGCAGATGTTCCTATTGCAGGAAACAAAATATCTTATGGAGACTTTAATGTATCTTTTCTTGTAGATGAAGAAATACAATCTTGGTCAGAGTTGTATAAATGGATGTTGGCTATTGCAGCACCGACAAACTTACAAGATAGAGCTAGATACAACCAAGAACAGAACCAAAACACCATAAAAGCAAGTTATTATTCTGATTCAACATTGACTATTATGAGTGCCCTAAATAATCCATTAGTGAGAATTAACTTCCACAGAATGTATCCAGTCAGTCTTTCAGACATAAGATTTGATACACAACAATCAGCGGATACAATTATAACAGCAACCGCAACATTTAGATATGAGTATTTTGATATAACAAGCGCTTAATTTTAACTTTATATTATGAACAAACTTGATGAAATCTTAAAGTCCTGGGAAACTGACGCCGATATCGACCAAACGGAACCAGGCAAAGAACTTCTAAAAATCCCAAAACTACACAGCAAGTACATTGATGTTCTAATCAAACACAAGATGGCCGCAAAGAAAGCCAACTTCGATTACTTGCGTATGCGTAAACTCAAATGGGAATACTATACAGGCAAAATGTCACAAGAAGAACTTGATGAACAAGGATGGGAACCATTCCGATTCACACTCAAGTCTGACATTTCATTCTACTTGGAATCTGACCAAGACTTAATCAAACTACTGGAGAAAAAGATTTACCATGAAGAAGTAGTAACTGTGGTCGAGTCTATCATGGGTGAAGTAAAACAACGTGCATGGGAATTGAAATCTTATATTGATTGGGAGAGATTCATTGGAGGACAATGATGGACAAATACGATTTCTTATAAATACTCCATAAAGGAGTTTTTATGGAAGACATATTTGAAGGATTAAAAAAACAAAAATTTGTATTAGATGAAGAATCCATGATAGAACAAAGGGATTTGTTTGTTATGGATGCACTAAAGAGAAATGCAACTATAATTGAGTGTCCGCACTGTAAGGTTACAGGAAATGAGCCAAATATGTTGCGTTGGCATTTTGAAAATTGTGACACCAAGTTGAGATGCTGTGAGCAATGTGGCAACACAATACCAAGACAAGGAATAAAACCTTTCTTGTATGATGTTAAAAAATATTGTAACAGAAAATGTTATACAGAAAGCAAAAAAGGTAAACCACCTATTGTTATGACAGACGAGGTTAAACAAAAAATTTCAAAAATTGCTTTAACTCAAAGTAAAGAAAGAAGTGAAAGAATGAAAAAAACTAGACCATGGGATGTTAAATGGAAAAAGAACACATAGAAATTGTAAAAGTTAATGAAGTCTATCTAAAGGTTAAGGCTCAAAGACACATTTTACAAGAACTATCAGATTATTTTACTTTTTTTGTACCCGGACACCAATTTGTTCCAGCATTTAGGAATAAAATTTGGGATGGCCGCATAAGATTGTTAAATTTACAAACTCAACAAATATACATTGGTCTATTGAGGTACCTTGAAGAATTTTGCAATGAAAGAGATTATGCTTTCTCACATAACTTTGTAGAAGATGAATTTTCTTTATATCATGCTAAGAAGTTTATTGAAACTTTAGGCCTACCTTTTGAGGTTCATGACCACCAAATCAATGCATTCGTTCATGCAATGCAAAGTCGCCGTGCAATGTTAATTTCACCAACGGCTTCTGGCAAATCTCTAATCATTTATATGCTGGTAAGGCAATTATTTGATTATCAACAACTCAAAGGCCTTATTATTGTTCCAACAACATCATTGGTTGAACAACTTTCTAAAGATTTTGAAGATTATGGTTGGGATTCTGAAAAAAATGTACACAAAATATATCAGGGTAAAGATAAACACACAGATTTACCTGTAACTATTTCCACATGGCAGTCATTATACAAAATGCCGGCAGAATACTTTGAACAGTTTGATTATATCATTGGTGATGAAGCACACTTATTCAAGGCACAATCATTAACTTCAATACTTACATCTTGTACAAACACCAAATATCGAATAGGACTCACCGGAACGCTTGATGGCACCAAAACGCACAAGTTAGTATTAGAGGGCTTATTTGGACCAGTGGAGAAAGTAATCACCACTAAGGAGATGATTGATAAGAAGATTGCTTCTTCGTTTGAAATTAAATGCTTGATATTGAAACATCCAGATGATGTTTGTGATGAAATGAAGAAAGCAGATTATCAATCTGAGATTCAGTACCTAATTGCGTGTGAAGCTAGAAACAAATTCATTAAAAATCTAGCGGTTAGTTTAGGTAATAATACACTCATATTATATCAAATGGTTGATAAACATGGCAAGAACCTTTATAATCTTATTAAGAATACCGAGAAGATTGGTAATCGAAAAGTTTTCTTTGTTCACGGCGGAACAGATACTGCGGACAGAGAAGAAATCAGAAGGATTATGGAGATAGAAAATGATGCAATCGTTGTCGCTTCTTACGGTACTTTTAGTACTGGTATTAATATTAGAAACTTACATAATATTATCTTTGCAAGCCCAAGCAAAAGTCGTGTTAGAAATTTACAAAGCATTGGACGAGGATTGCGACAGTCTACGGGAAAAGACCAAGCAACTCTCTATGACATTGCGGACGATATGCGAGTCGGAAAACACATGAATTTTACTTTACGGCACTTCGTGGAACGGGTGAAGATATATACGGAAGAGAAGTTTCCATTTAAAACTTATAAGATAGGACTAAAAAAATGAGCAATGTAAAACTCGTCCGACTACAAAATGGAATTGATATCATCAGTGTAACTGAAGAAATTATGGAAGGTCACTACTTACTGACCGATCCAATGGTATATGATGTGAATAACCGAGGTACAACCTCACACATCATGTTAAGCTTTTTCTTGCCAATACAATTGGTAGAAAAGAATGAAGTGGTATTGACCAGCAAAGACATTCTATTTATCACCAAACCGAGTGATGACTTTGCTGAATACTATGAAAACTCTGTGGATAATCTCAAGAAGATGGATGCAGAGAACGAGTTCCACGAAGAAGTTCAAGAAGAACTTAATGAAAGAATTAAAGGATTGATTGTCCAAGCATTTGAGAACATGGAAGTTGATCCAGAAGGTAAAACAATTCATTAATCTCAATGGTCAACACCGAGACTTTAACACTTGTCAAGCGATTTGTCAACAATTATTATGGTATATTTGAATGAGCACTAAACATTACATCAACAACGCAGACTTTCTACAAGCTTTGATTGCGTACAAAGAACGCAAACTTGCCAATCCCAATGAACCGATACCAAATTATATCGGTGAATGTTGGATGAAGATTGCCGAAGGTCTATCACATAAACCCAACTTCATCAATTATCCTCACAGAGAAGACATGATTGGAGATGGTATTGAAAACTGTCTCATGTACTTTGAGAACTTTGATCCTACTAAGTCAAAGAATCCATTTGCCTATTTCACTCAAATCATATATTATGCATTCTTACGTAGGATTCAGAAAGAGAAAAAACAGCTCTATGTGAAGTACAAATCTACGGAACAACTTGGTATCCTGGATGAATTTGAAATGTTGGAAACAGAAGGTGGTGGTAACAGGCAGTTTGAACTGTATGATAACATTGCCGAATTCATCGAATCTTATGAGGTTGTTCAACAAAAAAAGAAAGATGACAAGAAGGCAGCCGTAAAGAAACCTAAGGGCATTGAAAATTTTTTAGAATGAGATTATGAAAGTAACATTGATAACAGACCAACACTTTGGAGCACGTAATGATTCGATTCATTTCTTGGACTACTATGAAAAGTTTTATAGAGATACTTTTTTTACTACTCTGGATAATTCTGGCATTACCACTTTGCTTATACTTGGTGATACTTTTGACCGTAGGAAGTACGTTAATTTTTACTCACTAAAACGAACAAAGGAGATGTTCTTTGATGTGCTTGCAGAAAAAAATATTCAAGTATACATGCTGGCTGGTAATCATGATACTTATTTTAAAAACACTAATGACGTTAATTCAGTAGACTTGTTGCTACGTGAGTACGATAACATCACAGTTATTGATACACCAAAAACAATCAATGTTGATGGTAACGATATCTGTATGATACCTTGGATTTGTGCTGAGAACTACCAAGAGTGTATGGATGAAATAAACAACACAAAGGCCAAGGTGTGTATGGGTCATTTTGAAATTGCTGGTTTTGCCATGCACCGTGGTATGCCATCAGAAGAAGGATTAGATAGAAATGTTTTTAGAACTTTTGACCATGTTTTTAGCGGCCATTATCACCATAAGTCTAGTAATGGGAACATTCAGTATCTTGGCAACCCATACGAACTTACCTGGCAAGACTATTCGGATCCTCGTGGGTTTCATTTCTTTGATTTGGATTCCTATGATTTGGATTTTATACAAAATCCTAATGTCATGTTTCACCGCATAATCTATGATGACAAAAACCAAGAGATTAAAGAAGTCCTAAACAAAGACCTAAGTGCATGTGTTGGTGTTTATGTTAAGGTTGTGGTAGTCAACAAAACTAATCCATATCTGTTTGACCAGTTTATGAATAAGATATATGGTCTTAATCCGATTGATATTACCATTGTTGAAGATGCTTTAGACTTGACAGACGATGATAATGATGATAGAATTGATGAAGCCGAGGATACTGTAACCATTATTAACAAATATGTGGATGCAATCCAAAATGACGGCATTGATAATAACAGGCTTAAATCCATGATGCGTGAATTGTATGTGGAAGCCCTGAACTTAGAACAGGCATGATAAAGTTTCAAACTATTCGTTGGAAGAATTTGTTAAGTACCGGTAACTCTTTTACTGAAATCAAACTAGACAAATCTCCCAACACTTTGATTATTGGTAATAACGGCGCAGGCAAGTCCACAATTCTGGATGCACTGTGCTTTGGCCTGTTTGGTAAACCATTTCGTAAGATTAATAAACCAAACCTTGTAAACTCAATTAACACATCCGATGCTGTAGTTGAGATTGAATTCTCCATTGGCAAGAAACAATACAAAGTTGTCCGTGGTATCAAACCTAATACATTTGAAATTTATCTTAATGGTGCTTTGCTGAACCAAGATGCCAAGGCGAAAGACTACCAAGACTTTTTAGAGAAATCCATTCTCAAATTTAACTATAAGTCATTTACGCAAATTGTCATCCTTGG